ATGAAGATATATTCACTAGCTGCTTTTTGTTTCACAGCGTTAATTCTTCTTATAACAGGCTGCCAGCCAGATGACTCTCAAAGCACAAAAGATTCAGACACATATCTCACAGAAGAAGCCCCTGCTCAAGAAAGACCGAACTCGGAAAATGGCGTTACCATTTAACTAAACGTTTACATTAAGTATTCATGGTCAACACTAATTAGAAAACATATAGATCTGCATCACCTTGTTAAATAAACGCCCTCGTTAGTTAAATAAAGGAGTTTCCCTTATAATAGAGAAGTGAACGCTTATTTCCTTCCACTCAAAATCATGGCATTTCCTAATACTTTTTTGTTCAATAAGAGCTTTGGCAATTTCATTTCTTTAGCAAGCTTGTAGCCATTCAATTCAGATACACCATGTTTCTTTAAGACATTTAAGAGTTCTTTTTCATCCCCAAATATTTTTTCATCCATAAACAAATCTAAGAAGACAAATTCACCACCAGGCTTTAACACTCTTAATGCCTCTTTAATTACTTCAGTTTTATTTTCTGTATCTTTTACTTCATGAAATGTTAAACAACTTACAATTATATCAAATTCATCATCATTAAAAGGGAGTTCTGCAGCACTGGCTTTCAGAAAATCAATCCTATCAGAGACCCCTTCTATTTCAGCATTTTGTTGGCATTGGGCTTTCGAATATTCCCAATTCCCGCCCCAATAATCAATTCCAGTTAAAAAGGACTTAGGAAAAGTCTTTGCTAGTTTAATAATCAGTGAACCACTGCCTGTTCCTATATCTAGTATTTTTCCTTTTCCATCCCAATTCACCTTAGCAACAATTAAATCATGTATTTTTGACTGATAATTCCCCCAAAATGCTGCAAATTGGTAAACTGAATAAGAAAGTATAAATGCTATATAAATAAAAGGTAACGCTAAAATCCCTGATAGGACTCGCAGATATAAATTAACAGGTAATAATGTGACCAAGAGAAGAATGAGTGAAATAACGCAAAAAATAAGTAGTTTGTAAATTCGTATCCAAGTTTGATATTTAGCTTTTATTTTCAAGATATCAGCCATCCTTAAATAATCTATTTTTTATTTGTTATAATTATATAGGAAATTAATGATCCTTTTTTAAATCTTTAAAGATATTCTTATTAAATAATCCTAACCTATAGTTTAAGTACATTACTCCGCGATCTGACCCTTTAGGGGTCTCGCCAACAAGAAAATCAATAATATCCATTAACGAGCCTTTCCTTCAAATTCACCCTTTAATGTTTTTATTCATTTACTCAACCGTATCGGTCAACTGCTGATTAAGCACCCATTGTCGGTGATGACAGTAAAGATGACTGGCTTCGGCTGGTCTTTTTTATTTACCTAATCTTTACAAACATCCTCTCTCCTTCCATTTATAATGGGTCTAAGGGAGTGATATTGATGAAAACAAATACAAAATGGATACCAGAAAAAATCGAACAATCCATCATTGATTTTCGCGAAAAAAATGGTCGGTTTCCGTATACTCATGAGATGGATAATGAATCTTATTTGCCCACGCGAAAAACTTTTTTACGTATTATGGAGATCACTTATTCTGATTGGCGAAAAGAGCACGATCCTACCCATAATTTTGTAGATAAGAAATTTCTTTTGATGGATAATCATGCACTTGTCCAGTGGCTTAGGCAACGATCAGATGAATTGAATACAAAAAGCGCTAAAACATATAACGCTTTGCGCGGCAGACATGAACCAAGCATGACGTTCATAAGGAAGCGAATTTCTTGGTCAGATGTTTTTCCGAAGTAAATAAATTTCATTCGTTTATATAATAGAAGAAAAGAAGATAATCTAATGAATGTACTCGGATTAATGCGCTGTAATAAATGCGGAAAAGTGTTAGAGGAGAAAGATTTTGTTGCGTTATCTCATATAAATACAATTTATCATTTAGTTTGCGGCTCATCGCCGAAAAACGAGGGCTTTCAAGACGCAGGTACATTCGAGTTTATTTTGGGGAAATATCCGTTTATGCAGAAAGTGTAGATCGGTTCTGAACATTTACAAACACCTTCTTTTCTACTATGTTTCTAGCATATGTCCTTCTTATCTAGCATATACACAGAGAATATTTACTATAGAAAAGGAGCTGACCAATTGAAATTGCTTGAAGCAGTTAAGTTGCCCGGTTTATATCGCCTTTGGAATAGCGAAAGAAAGGAAGTGAGCGAAGCTCTTTTCTTCGGCGAGATTTCAAGAAGCGTTGTCGATAACGGAACTGATTGGAATCCTAACATTTTTAGTTGGATCAACGAAAGAGAATTTAATTTTAGGGACTGACAGGAAGTTGATGTTGAGATTTTGCCGGATGTCATGCATTTAATCCTACCATCCAGGCCTAAATCAATCACCAGCTCTTCTAGTAATGAATACGTAGAATCACGATGCGTGTCGTATACTTCGCGAACAACAAGAGCAGTTCTCTTTTCTTCTAGCATCTTCAAAATGAGTTTTAATGCCACATGATAACTTTTTGATGAGCCATAACCACCAACAAGGAACTGAAACTTCGTTGACCAATCAAACAGAAAATCTTCAAAATGGGGGTTCACTTCTTTTTCAATCATGAGCCCGCCTGCTTTCTCTTGATGAATATTTCAACTGGCCCCTCATCCTGGTTGCCATTCAGTTTTTCAACCTCGGCTTTCGTTTTCTCAACCACAGCGCTCATATGCTCAAGCTTCAAGCGGCGTTCATCTTGAATGTGAGCTTGCTCATCAAACTGTTTAATCAGATTGCGAAGCTCTGCCATGGCACGGGACTGGACGCTTAAATAAGCATAATATTGTTCGTACGCAAAAGACACTTTATGCGATGCACTGCCTCCGGTATCTCCCCAGCTACTTCCTGACTCTTCTTTTAGATGATCGTCACCACCAGCCACCCACATCACTTTTTGAGCACGGATGATAGCAGTATATTGAATAACGATTTGCTCCCAAATTAAATCAATCGGATTTGCCCGTCTCACTTCATCCATTATTTCTAAAAATTCTTCTGGAAGGTGCTTTGCATAAAAACCATGTTTGAGAGCATTTGAGTTTTGTTTCGGAGGTGATGCTGATTTGTTCCCTTTATTGCCTTTTCCATTAGAGTTACCAACGGGTGCGCCCTTCTTTTTGGTTGCATCCTTTTTATCGATAGTTGCAACCTTCTCGCTTTTGGTTGCATCCTTTTTTGTCGGATCTCTGGACCATCCTTCACGGCTTTTTCGGCTCTTTAAGGTACCGAGTTTCACGTCATGTTTTTCTGCTAGAAAAGCCAGGGTGATTTTTGTGGTTTCCCACCCTTTTCGTATTGCATCCCAGTCGACCATGTCACATCACCGCCGCCTCCTATCTTCAATTTCACATCGTATCAACCCCTTGCGCTATTTGCTTTGTTTATTTTGAACATAGAAAAAAGCACTCACCTGCATTAGTGAGTGCTCCCTTCATTTCGGGATGTTTGTAAAAAAGAGGATTACAAACTAATAATTTATTCAGTAATTGTAAATTCTGCCGCTAAGAAAAACGCATCGGTTTTGTTACCAAAACCATATACAAGCCTATATTCTCCTGCTGTAAGTTCTGTTTCGAAAGATTCAAAAGTAATACCGTCATTGATAATCTCGCCTGGCTTTAGATCTTGTATCCATAGGGGGAACGCTACATCATCGCTATATTTAATTTCAGACCACGAGTCCCCACTCTTTTTCTGCAATATAGCAGGGGAGCCAAGAGTATATTCAGACGATCCATTGTTGTTCATAACGAATGAAGCCCCTGTGTCAGTTGAAAGACTATATACTTCCTTCTTTGCCTTGAGTGTTACTCCATTATGGGATGATGGCAATTCACCATCAAGGATAGGATCTGGGTTTGGAATTGGCTCTGGATCTGGAACTGGTTTATCAGCCTTAAAGATTGCGTGAATCATCAGTGCCAATTCCCCTCTTGTCAAAGGATCTGCCGTTCCAAATCGAGTCTCCGTTTTACCATGTACAATGCCATAAGCAACTAGCTTTTCAACACCCCATCTATATCGATCCGAAACGTCAGTAAACTTAATGTCTGCTTGTTTATTAAATGTTACTGGAAGAAACCGAGAAAGAATAATCGCCGCTTCGCCTCTTTTTATCGTGTCGTTAGATCCAAATAACGTTGCTGTTTTACCCTGTATAATCTTTGCGTCATAAAGAGCAGACACAGTGCGAACTGCACGTTGAGGAAGATCTGTGAAAGGTGCTGTTTTAGGATTTTGATTGAGTCCTTCGATGCCGTAGTTTCCAATAATCATTGCCGCATCTACTCGTTTTAATGGCTCGGAAACGCCAAAGCGAGTTTCGCTCTTGCCTTGAGCAATGCCATTAATCCACATGAAGTAAACAGCGTTTGCATACCTCGTACCGTTTGCGTCTTTGAACGGTGAGAACCCTTCGCCAGTTTCTAATGGTGGCAACTCTGTCGGCTGTGGTTGCTCCTCTGCAAATGCTGATGGGATGGATGAAGCCAATAACGCTCCTGTTATTGCCGCAACTGCAATAATACGTTTGAACTTTTTCATAATTTTCTCTCCCTTAATTACCATTGGAAATATATTCATTAATTGATATAGTATAACAGAAATAGAAGAGATTAATTATAAATATAAAAAGAAAAAGCACCCACCGTTATCAGTAAGTGCCTCATTCCCTATATATCTCTATTAACATAATAGCACCTCCAATAACAAAACGCGTGCCATTATGCGGCCAAAATCCTGCCAAAAAACGGCTACTAATTTTCTTCTCCTTTCACGACTTCAAGCCGAAGCATAAATGCCAGCTTATAAAATGCTCTTGATTTCACTCGTCGATACGTTCTTTCAGACAATCCTAACTCATCATGGATCATGTAATCAAATGCGTCTTCGTCCTCTAAATATCTTTTTTGAATGATAGCCCGCTCGATTCTTGAAAGTCGATTTAACGCACGATCTAAATTGTTTTCTAGGTTCTCAAGTTCTTGTTCCTTTTCCGCATTCCATATAGCCGCCTCTTCCGCAGGATTACCCACGGAATAGGTTTGGCTGTGATAACGCGGAGTATATGCAGGAGTGGTTTTCATTTCCCTTCTGATAAAGCCAATCTGCTTATAGATACGGACGCTTTCTAACACTTCTTCTACTTTCTTTTGTGTCTCTTTGCGATCGATCTCAGGTAAAAAAGAAATTTGTCCCATTCTGTAAGTGCCTCCTTATCTTTTATAAGCTCCACCTTTGCCGCGTCGTAACGTCTTCATGTCCGTTCCCATTAAGCTTCGCAAATCACGATCAGAAAGCTTCTCCCGCTTCTTCCGTGGTGGTTTTTCAGTTTTCAGTTTTGCTTTCACTGGTGCTGGTACTGGATTGGCTTCTTTCCATTGTTTTAGCTGCTCTTTCAAACTTAGATTCATCACGAACACTCCTTTTCTCCATAAAAAAGGACACCAAGCTCTAAAGCAGGTGTAAACCTACTCTAAAGGTTGATGTCCGTCGGTTTTTCCGTTGGGATGTTGGTTATTTAATTTGTATAAATATAACTAAAATGGTTAAGCTGTTAGTGCGTCAAACTTGCTTATGACTGACTCCTTGAAGACGTATAGCCGGGGTTCTCCGGTTATTTTTGTGTTTAATTTGTTCGAATCGTTTATCAATCCGCTTCTTTATCCCACTGCATGTAACAATGCCTGCACTCTAAACACTCGTAAAAAACTATGTCATAGCCTTCCTTATGATTCATTCCTTTACTAATAGCTGCCTTACTATAGGCTTTATGGCCACAAAATAACTGGCGTAAGCGAGTTGGAAAATTCATCGGATACTTCTTATCTAAATTCATTATTTCCCCCTTTCTAGTGCGCGGTTCCAAGCTCATCCTTATCGTTATTCTTCAATCTAGCAATCTCCATACATGTACAAGCGATAAAATAGTTGCCGCTACCGCCGCAATAATGGTATCTGTATCATTCGGTCGGATACTGCCGATCATCACCAGTTCGACCGTTTGCCATATCACAGTGATGATTGTATAAAAGAGCAAAAATAGTAGTATATATTCGATTGTTTTCACTATTTTCTCCTTGTAGTTCATATCGTCTAACTGAGTTATAACTTAATACCTACTGTACATTTTTCAGGACGTTTTCTTTTGGTTATCTCCTTTTCGCTGTGGGCATAGTCAACCATTGTATATATTCTTTGGTGACATTTAATTTAGCTACGTATTCTTCCGCAGTTTTATCGAACTGTGAAGTAAAAAATATGGTATACTAGCACCAGAAATAGGAAAGGCAGGGATTAATATGATGAATACTGGTGATATGATATTTCAACTAGTCCTCTTTATTTTTATATTTGTGGTATTTATTGCTGTGTTTTATCTTGTTCGCGCACTCATTACTAAACGGCCGAGCAAGTCAGATAGTATCGAACAAAAGCTTGATAGAATAATTGATTTACTTGAAAAGGATAAGAATGAGTAAGCTTTTTTATCCTTTTTGACATTAATCCTCGCTGCACAGTATGGGTCTACTATTGATCAAATTTTCCGTTTCTGTGTAGTCTCCAGACGGTCCACCTTGCCGCCCATCGTAATCCGGAGGCTCATGCGGAATCAGCTGACCGTCCTTCACCACATACATTGTTGCAGCTGCTCTTTCAAACTTAGATTCATCACGAACACTCCTATTCTCAATAAAAAAGGACACCAAGCTCTAAAGCAGGTGTAAACCTACTCTAAAGGTTGATGTCCGTCGGTTTTTCCGTTGGGACGTTGGTGATTTAGTTGTTTATATAATACTTTTGACTACCCTTCCAGTGCCTTTCTTGCAATTTCTTTTAAGTTATACAGTTGTAACAGGGAATTTTCATTTAACAAAGGTGCATAGTCGTTTATTTCTCGCAATGCTTCTTCATAAGCAACAACAAGATTACTGTTAATACTGCTCGTTTTGTATATTGCTTCAATAACAGTTGTTAGTTGTTCCACGGTTTCAAAAAGTAGACGCGCGCCTTCTTCTTCCTTAATGGGGATAGACGTACCATTTTCTTCTCGTTGCAAAAAGTAAGTTCCATCTTCTGTTCTAATTAATAAAGCGCCATTCGCTAAATAGATTTTCTTTTCGGCCATTCCACTTTCACCCCTTCACTTTATAGGTCTACTCTTTGCTTCTATATTGGTGCATGTATTATAAAAAAATTGCTGTCCTCCGTATAAACGAACTGTTCATTTAACTGATTGAAATTTCACGATTTGAATCATTACTGCGTATACTGAAAACAAATAGGAGTTTCTTCCTCCCTCCCTCCTATTTAGAAGCCTTATACCTTTCTTTTCGAGCAACTATTCTTGTGTGGGAATAGTTGCTTTTCGCCGTACTGTCCTTCTCACAGGTCACATGTTCACAGTTTTGATCTTTATTGAGTATACTGAAAACAATTCCTTGTTTTTTCACTTTTTTAGAAATCTTGCCCTTTTGGAGTAACTATTCTTGTCCTGGAATAGTTGCTCTTTGGCCATACTGTTGTTCACTTTTGGCTGCCATACATAAATTTCTCTTGGATGGTTAAACTGTTGTTGCATGAGCGTTCACTCTTGCTTGCGTCAACGTTATTCTCCTCGGCCGAGGGTTTTGGCTCCCTCGGTTTTTTGATTTAACTTTAAATAAAATGAAAATAATTTTATTAACCGGAACATTTTGCTATATTAACGCCCGGTTTTTCAAAGTCGGGGTGAAAACCCGGCTTTTTATGTTGCGATATTGTCGAACTGTTCAATCAATGCCTGTTAATTAACAAATGCCTGAGTTACTTCATACAATAATCAAAAAATGGAGTTGATCTTCATGGCAAAATGGATTGACGTATCAGCATCACAACATCAATTAAAACTTTTTGATGGAAATAAGCTTATAAAAACTTATCCAATTGCAGTTGGAAAAATATTGTCGCCAACACCTTCTGGGACATACACGATTGTCAATAAACAAAGTAATCCTGGCGGACCATTTGGAGTGCTTTGGATGGGATTGTCACAACCTCATTACGGTATACATGGAACAAATAACCCATCTTCAATCGGTAAGAATGTCTCACATGGATGTATTAGAATGTTTAATCCTGATGTTCTAGAATTATCATCTAAAGTTTCAATTGGTACTAGCGTTTTTATTCATAAATAACTCTATTAATCTAATCTCCCCCTTTACTACACAGTTTGTGTCAACCGCTGATTAAACTTTCCGTTTCTGTGTGGTCTCCAAACGGTCCACCTTGCCACCCATCGTAATAACGACTGTTTCGCCGTAATCCGGCAGCTCATGCGGGATCAGCTGACCGTCCTTCACCACGTACATTGTTTTGTTGCTCATCAGATCTATTTCAGCTGTCATTTTTTCATGGTCAATCTTCATAGCGCAGGATGCCCCCAGTCTGTTAGAATAGAATTGCGAGTAATATTTAAACAGTCGGGGACTTCCCTCGGCTTTTTTTGCATGATTTTCTTTTTACTGGTTAAACTGCTTTTAAACGGAACATTTTGCTATTGAAATATCCTCGAGCTATGCAGCAACAGATACAGCTTTAAACTTGATAAACATCTAATTTAAGATTATATTCTTATCATCACTTAGAAATGGAGGGGATAAAATGCATTGGTTTCGTCTAGTTCCTGTTGTTTTTTTCTCTTTGTCAACTTTGTCATTGTTCGCATTTCAATTAGAGGGGATTCTAGGTGCTATTCAAGAATTAATGGAATTCTACAAGCATAAATCATAATAAATTATCACAAATCCCTTAAAAGGGATTTTTTATTTTGCAAATCAATTAAAGGAGACATTCCCATCTTTCGTATTTTTGTGTCAACTGTTAATCAAATTTTCCGTTTCTGCGTAGTCTCCAGACGATCCACTTTGCCGCCCATCGTAATAATGACTGTTTCTCCATAATCTGGAATCTCATGCAAGATCAGCTGACCATCCTTCACCACATACATTGTTTTGTTGCTCATCAAATCTATTTCAGCTGTCATTTTTTCATGGTCAATCTTCATAGCGCAGGACGCCCCCAGTCTGTTAAAATAGAATTGCGAGTAATATTTCAACGGCCTGGCAGAGTCCCGGCCTTTTATATTTTTTAACATCTCAAAAATTGTAATATTTTGAGATGTTTTGTCGAATACGTAGTAATTCTTTCTATGTTATTTTATGATATTCCCTGTTATGCTTTAGCAAACAAACGCGTACTGGGGAAATGCAATGTTATGTTATCTAATCAATTAAGTCTGGAAGAGTTATCCGCTCAAATCGATGATATGCGTAAGTTGCTGATAGCCACTGGTTTAAAAAAGGGATTTTCAGATGTCGAAACCCTTAAATATAGTGAACAATTGGACAAGTTAATTATCCAATTTCAATTGCAAAGCAGACTTTAAAAAAACTATCTAGAATAAATATCATTTTTTGTATAAATTTTTCTTCGATGGTTAAACTGTTACTGTGTTAAGCATTCTCATAAGTAAGGACCTTCCAATATTTGTACCGAGGAATTTTCCTCGGTTTTTTTGTATAATCTTTTCTGATATGGGCATACTGTTATTGCTTTGTTTCAACCTTCTACCTTTCAACCCTTTTACAGTCAGGTCTCAGCCTGTCTGTTTTTTTGTTTACATTTCAACTTCCACTTTCACTTTTATTTTGGCTCTGTTAAAGATTGATGTTGATTTCCCTAATAAATTAATAGTAAAGTTAATTTCACAAGTAGAATTGAGATGAAGGAGAATATGTAGTTATGACGGCTGACGATTTGAGTTATTTATTCATACTTTTTTTATATGGTATTCTACCTTGGCTACTAATACCCAGTGCTCTTTTTCTCTTTTCTAGGGCTTTTTTGAAAAAATCATGGAAATTAATGCTCGCTAGTTTTACTGTCTTTTTGCCTGATACCCTAGCCTTGCTTTTCTTAGATTTAGAACCTATTTTAAAAGCATTTTTTATTCTTCCTATTCTCCAAGTTCTTTATATTGCTACCTATTTTTTCAAGAAGAAATAATAGAGCGTTTTAAAATTTGATGAAATATCAACATTCAACTTTAACAGAGCCTTTATTTTAAAAGAGATATTTCGAGCCAATTGAGCAGATTAGCCATTTTCAACACATTCAGTGATGCGCTCTTTCGCTTCTCCTACATCCTCAAATTGTTCAACTGCTGATTGGCCAAAACCATTTGTTACGATGACAAAATACATGTTAATTCCTCCTCACCATTTTTTAAACATCCCAGCAACAAGACTGTTCCTATACCGACTGCCTTTCGTTGCTGCTTAATTCATTCGTATTCGTCATGACAGCAGTGACGATCTATCGTGAATAGAATTGTTGTTGTGGACTCAGGTTATCCAACGAATTGTTGCCCTCGTCCTCACTGCAGATAACACTTTTTATTTTTATATGACCATTTGCACAAGATTCCATTGAATTTTTTCATACTATAATCAACAAAGAGGTGATAATTATGAGTTCCGAAAACTGTAATGACTCTGGATCTGGATATGGATCAGGCTTTGCGCTAGTTATTGTCTTATTCATTCTTTTAATCATCATTGGAGCATCTTACATGGTTGGAGGATACGGCGGCGGATGCGACGACGTTGGCGGATACGGCGGCGGTTTCAACAACGCTGGTTTCAACAATGCCGGTTTCGGCGGCGGTTTCAACAACGCCAGTTTCGGTGGCGGCTGATGCTGCTAGGTACCAAACCTTTATCCGTAAGACCCTTTTAAATTAGTCTAGCTCTTATCTTCTCTCCCTGCTGTAGCCACCAATATAATATTGTGCGACTGTATATAGTAAATACAGCCGCTTTTTTTCATTCAATATTTGTGAACGTTTTACGCATCCTGTAGCATCCTTTCTCTTAACTCAAAGAACCATGGCCGATCCCCCGTCATAATCGCTAAATCGATTAGTTCATCATAATCTTCTTTCATAAGAGACGAATCCAACGGTACAATTAAACTCATTGAGCACGTAGCTGGAGCTGGTTTGATGTTTTCGGGATTACCTTCTACAAACCTGGTTATTCTCGTCACATGCACAGTCTCTAAGTCTTTTGAAAAGCTATCGATATAACTCATGTACCAATACCGGCCAGACGCTGCTAAAACCCAATCTCCAATGTTCATCACGCCACCCCTTTTTTAAAATAAACTGAGCTATTCGATAAACTGCGGTGATTCTTCTCTATCGAATATTGCTACCCCTGGAATCTGTTCTATTGTGATTTCTTCCGACTCGATAACCAGCGAATTTTCAGCGAACCGAAAATTCTCAAACCAATGTACAGGCAGGCTGCCGAGTAATCCTTCTAGTTCTGGATTAGGATAGTAATCTATATGGCTACCAGATCCTCGAGCAATGACATAATATTCTTTATCACATGGATCTTTTGACACTTCCCAGCACCATATGAGCTTTGCAACATATACTTCATTGAATTAACTTTAACAAGGAGGATTTTTAATGCAATTGGATCAAATGTTAAAAGATCTTTTAGCAAAAGCAAACTTATATGGACTGCTGGCAAAAAAATACGAATACGTGGATCCTCAAAAGTACATGCATTATTATCAAAAGTACTTTTATTACGTAACGAAGGTTGAACAACATTACATGATACTTGAAGGGTGTAATCGTGCCCCCAAAATGATGCCTGAAGAAGAGAACAATGCTCCACAAACAATGCCTAGAGGAGAGAACACTGCTCCACAAACGATGCCTGAGAGAGAGAACATTGCTCCACAAACAATGCCTAGAAGAGAGAATATTGCTCCACAAACAATGCCTAGAGGAGAGAACATTGCTCCACAAACAATGCCTAGAAGAGAGAACTCTGCTCCACAAACGATGCCTAGAAGAGAGAATATTGCTCCACAAACAATGCCTAGAGGAGAGAACATTGCTCCACAAACAATGCCTAGAGGAGAGAACATTGCTCCACAAACAATGCCTAGAGGAGAGAACATTGCTCCACAAACAATGCCTAGAAGAGAGAATATTGCTCCACAAACAATGCCTGAAAGAGAGAACAATGCTCCACAAACAATGCCTGAAAGAGAGAACAATGCTCCACAAACAATGCCTGAAAGAGAGAACAATGCTCCACAAATGATGCCTAGAAGATATCACTATGTTCCACAAATGATGCCTGGACAGTTTCTATTATATTAATTTTATTGAGAAGTCGTTTTACGACTTCTTTATTAGTTAAAGAACGATTTCAGCGTTTCCTCCTCCACTTACTGTGACTATACTCCATGACTGCCACTTCCTGTCCGATCGCCTTTTCAAGTAGCTTTCGACACAATGGGAAGTCCCTCGATGCTGGCCCACCTTTCACATCCACAATTTCTGTCTGACCATTCTTGTAATAAACTTTAAAATCGGCCGTGTATTTCGCCCCTGGCTTCGTTTTTAAGCCTTTTCCAGAACAACGATTACAATTGATTGGTCTCTCCGTTTTCGGGCTTGTCTGCTTGCCTGATCCGTTACAGCGATAGCATGTGACTTGGTATGAGGGAATCACATCGAATACTGGCTGTACTTCCACCTTTTCAACGGCTGGATCTGCCAGAAGAAGCTTGTAATAATCGGCTTCGGCTTTGCTGTCAAAAAGAATACCGTATACAACTGTTTTCTTTGCGTTCCAATTACGCGCTCTCATTTAAAAGCGTCCTCTTTTCATTCCGTATGTTTTTTATTGAATTTTGCACATTGTTAATTAAGTTATTTGTTATTTCTTCAATACCACGTTCCATTCGAGGCATATATCCACCATTTTCCATCTACAAAATGTACCTCAACACAAGAGTCCTGCGTATTCCAATTCACTTTCTGAATGCTGCCGGTCCCGTATTTGTCACGCTCACCTGGGCTCATTGATGACAAATGCTTTCGTTGCACATGCCAAAGCAATTTACGCTGGGCCTCGGTTAATTCGTTATAGCCTTTGATTTCGTTCACGCGGCTCCCCCTCTCTGCAGGTCCAGATCTTTATCAAGCATGCGGCGCCCGAACATCAACTCTGCCGGATCCGTTGATCCACAAGCATCAATAACCTCACCCGCGCTCATGACCTTGCCTGTACGATCATGATGAGCTTTCAATATTCGATACACTTCATGACGATTCAAGCTGCATCGCCCCCTAACAGCTTCAATTCAGCTTCAGCTATTTTTTTATCAAGCAATTCTCTCCGCGTCTTTCGAATTTGTTCTGGTACCGGTCCGCATGTCGGGCACGCTTCCACAAGATGTCCGATCGCTCCTTCGTATGCGACACGATGAGTGCCGCCGCATAATTTACACACTGCGTTTCAACCTCCAATCCTGTCCTTCTGCATCAAGCAGAAAGCGATATTGTTCATCGCTGCATTGTCCAATCAGTCGGCTGGCTGCAGCATATCCGATCTTGTCCGCCAGCGTGCCTCGATCTTCATTACTGTTAAAGACAATCGGCATTTGCTTACGGTACCGCTCGTTAATAATGCGGTAGTACATTGTTTCCCTTGCTTCCGTCCATTTTGATTTACCGATGTCGTCCCATATCAACACATCCGCTTCAAGCGCTGGACCTAACAGACGGTTCAGCTGCTCCCCTTCATCCCCTGCTCGTTTCGCCTGCATCAAGTCATCAATGAAGACTGCATCCGAGACAATCAGTACCTGAAAACCTTTTTTCAGAAGTTGCTTTGCCAGCGCAACCTGCAAATGTGTTTTGCCGATGCCAAAATTATTGTGCTTCCACTTCATTTCCGCCCGTTCTCCCACCGGCATTTCTTTCAGTCGTTGTTCACCAAAAGAAGCGATTAGACCAAAATTTTGCGACGGGATCACTTTCTTTTTCCGGCCATCTTCCCCTGTTTCGATGCTAAACTCATTCAAATACTGTTTAGTCAGACTCATCATCTGCTGCTGAACTTCTTCCTCGCATTTGTAGTTTTCAAAATTCGCTTTTTGAAATTCATCCGGAATCATGGACTGTTTAAAGCGGCGCTTCCACGCTTTCCGCTCTTTACATTCACAAAATCTTGCAACGTCCTGTCCCTGATCGTTTTTGTGAATAATAAACTCTGTATCATTGCAGATATTGCACTCATATTCATCCGCCCCAAGCTTTTCGGGAGGCTTCCAGCTCTCTATAGGCTTGTTCCGCTGACTTGCCTTTTCCTGCAGATCCGCCATTACGTCCGCGATATTGGTGAATCGTTGTTTTGTCATGGCTACTCTCCTTTTCTTGTTTTTCAACATACCGATCTAATAAAATCGGCAAGCAGTAGCCGAAGCTATTAATCTTGTCCCTAGAATGTTTCGGGTGATAGTCAGCAAAGATTTGCTCCAACCAAATAAGCGTTTGATCAACATCGATGTCGTGAGTCAGTAGCTCATTGATATAAGCCTGATCTTTTGTGTTAACATCGAAGCCTCCGATTTTGGCCAATGCCATATATCGATCACGTATCTGCAGATAAGCGTTTGAAGAGTTGCCTGGTATTTGCCCCATACTCCCATTGGGCAGCTGAGCAATTTCGGTTGTAGGCACCCCGCCAGTTGGTTCTTCGCGTGCGTTATTAGCAGCAGTAGTATTTATATCTAGTTTTATATCAAGTTCTATATCTTTATTAGAGTAGTCATTTTCTGCACGGGGGTATTCAAAATTAGCACCCGAGTAGTCATTTTCTGCACCCGTGCCATTTTTAGTACCCGTGCTATTTTCGGCACTCTTTTTAAATTTTTTCGATTTTCTCACGCCGATAATGTGACCGTATGGCGTCCGTTTCATCGTGATATATCCTTCTTCTTCGAGCTTCTCAAAATTACGTTTGACCGTTGATTTACTCCCGCCCAACGTTTGAGCAACCTCATTGTAGGAGACCGGTTTGCCGCCGTATACGATGCCTAAAAGCTCCCCGTCTTTTTCCTGTTCTCTTGTCGTTGCGCTTATACACCAAAGGAACTCCCACAATGCTGAGCCGATCTTCTTGCGATGTTCGTCTGTTAGAATTCCAGAAAACGTTGGGAAGTAGAAGCTTTCAGACATCCGGCAGTCTCCTTCCTATATCATTGCTTTTTTTATCAATACCGCCTTCTTCTCAATCTTTACGAGCTCCATATGCGGGTGAGAGGACTTAAAATAGCCCTTCACCCATCTGATATACTCTTCATTGCTATTGGACATTTGACGAATGAAATCTGGAATGTCGCATTTGTATTCCATTATTTAAAGGGAAGATCGTCGTCTGAAATTTGAATCGCATCCAAGTCCGTATCTTTTGCTGACGGCTTTTTCGTTTCTTGCACTGGTTCTTGTTCAACTGACGTATCTGGTTCTTCAATTAATTCATGCTGCACATCGATCACTTCACTCATATCCGGCGCAATCTCTTGTTTAATCGACGAATCTGCTTCAACCGTTTTTTGAAACTCAATGGATTTCGGCGCATATTTCAACACTTCTTTTAAGACGGTCTTCTTCGCCATTGCGTCGTAGTTGGTTTTCCAAGGGCTTGTCCATCCTTTTTGAACCGCCTGACTAAACTTCTTTGCGTGCTGATCAATGCGTTCTCTCGTCCAGTACACAAAGTCAAAACCACCATTTTGCAAATGATAAACAGCGTAATAGCCTATTGGTTCACCTTCTGGAATACTGGCAGGAACATGCTTCAAATCTTTGTATAATCCGTATTCAAAGACCAATTCGTCGTTGGCGTATACCTCATGAGCATAAATCGCTTTGTATTGGCCACTCCGGACTGCAAGATCGATCAGCCCTTTATACGACAGCTGGAATTGAACCTGTTTTCCGTAGGGAATTAAGTACGCTTGTCCAAGTCCGGTGTTTGGTTCTACACCAAGCTGAGCTGATTGCATGATCGCTGCTAGGAAAGACATTTGATCGCATTCAAGTAGTTTAGGTGTGGTACGCACAGCTGTTAAAGCAATACGGGCCATTCTATCTGCGTCCATGTGTCTTGGTAGAGCCCGCTGAATTTCAGGACCCATTCGTTTTAATAAGCCGTTTAGTGACTGCTCCGGTGTGACTTGTCTTGCTGGTGCATTCTGCTGCTTGTTTGCCAGCTCATTTTTAATCGTTTTGTTCGTCGCCACGCTAAAACCTCCAGTTATTTAATTTTGAAAGGGCGGGAAATGCTTTGTTTGATATACTGCGCATAAATGTCTGGCTGTTCTTTTTTCAGCCGGGTTGAATCAATACGATTCGATACTTGCGACTTCCATGTGATTTTTTGTTCACCGATAAAGGCTGTTTCGTTATCCTGTATTGCGCCTTTCAGGACGTTCTGGCATTCGGTCATCTTCAGCTCGATTTCTTTCTTTTCGGATTCCAGTACCTTATAAGAATCGATATACACTTGAAGGTCAGACGTTAATTCAATCGTGCTGTCAGGTTCATGCTGCGGGTACATCGCCTTTAGCAACTCACTGGAAGCAACAGATCCGTCAAACGCCGGTGGATTATTTGGAATCACGTGGTTTTCCCAAAATTCTTTTTCAATATTGATCAAGTAAGTAATCAATTCTTCATCGCGTTCAATGCGTTTATGAATGAATTTATTGCCGCCGATCAATACCGCAATCCACCACGCTTTATATCCTGTTACAGCCATATAATGTTGGCACTGAAGGAGATAAGAAGCAGGGATCTCATCGTCTTCCCACTCTGCTTCCAAATATTCGGATGCTGTTTTACATTCGAGCCCTTCATTCTTTCCGACGATCAGCCGGTCCACATTGGCATAAATGAAATCATATTCCGGATGCTTCAAGATGGCGTTTCGACGCCGCACTTTTAAGCCGGTACGTTTAAAAAACTCTTGGGCGACTTTATCCTCATTCTCTACACCGAAATAAGCTGGTTCACTGCCAGATTCAAACCCTCCGTGTTCATTCACTGTGAAAATCTCATCCGATTCAATCTGATTCGTTTTTTCAAGGTATACTTTCATCGGTGAGCTGTACTTATTGACACCTGCAATGGCGGCACAATCGCTTCCCCCGATTCCATTACTTCTTTCCATCAACCAGTCATGCCGGGATAAATCCAACGTAGAAAGGGCATTCATGTTCTTTGCCAATCAAATCCACTCCCTTGATTCAGTTTTTAATGTGCAGTACAATGTCTGTAACAATATTTTTCAAAACGACCCGCCTCCGACAGCGGGTTTTTATTTTGCTTGTTTTTCAATCGCTCCATAAAATCTGACCTGGTACTCACCAATGTTCACTTCATGTACAACATCACCGTTTCTCATGATGAAGTAAATGTCAGTAGTCGTAATTTTTTCACCAAACATATCTTCAATTGGATGTCCCTTTTCGATATCGCGAAAATCCTCAGGGAAACACGTTCGTTCAATTTGTTGAATTGTTTGAACCAAGATTTTTCACCTACTCTCTGATGGATGATGTCCATCGACAACGACCGGAACTTACAGGCACGGGTGGAAGCCGGTTCCGATCGCTGTCGACGAGCACCGAAGTGCCCATCTGAAAATAAATATAGTAGTGTTATTAATAAAGGCATGGTACAATATACACTGACTTGTATTTCATTACTGGACGGCCGCTCTGCTAAGCGTGTCGTCTTTATTTTTGTCTTCTTTCTGCTCTTTCTTCACCTGTTGCCATTCCCCAGAAGTAGCAAGCGGCGCCAATAATAAATGTAAGGGCAATCCAGTCAAGGTTTAGCAATGTTTTATATAGCAGTTCCATTCCGCACAACCCTTTCTGCCAGTACTCCGTTCTCCCGTAACTTCTGAATAATGTCATCTACTTTCTTCTGATTTTTGTGTCTCTCTTGCGCTCTTTCTAACTCCCGTAAACTATTCAATAAATCAACCGTGCAGCGTTTCGCTTCCAAAATATCGCCGTTCACAATGTTTTCTTCAATACGATATATAAGACTGTGTGCACAAATCTTTTCTTTCATTTCAGTTGTCATCGTTCATACTTCCTCGCCTTCAAACTGACTCTCCATTCCCTAAAAAGACTCTTCATTGAAAAACCGTTATCTTTGCAAAGTTCAGCAGCTAAGTTAATCATGCTTGCAGCTGCATCCAGGAGTTCTTTTATGGTTTGACGAACATCCTCTTTCTCATGCTCTGTTCTGTTTTCTGAAGGTTTGTACCAACACATCATTTCAACCTGGTCAATGGCTTCAATCGTTTCACTTTTAACAAGATGGACCATTGCCGCTGGATGACGATCAATGACCGCTCCATTAAAATATGGAATGCTTACGTACCCCGTCGTTTCTTGCCATGTTTCAAAGTAAAATTGAGGATCATCCAAAGCTCCCGCTACTCGTGGATACATATCTTTTGGGAATGTTCTCGTTCCTGTTTCATATTTGGCAATGGATTCTTTTGAGACAGCCACTTCTTCCATTTCTGAAAGTGATCGTTGTGAATGCCCTGTCCGTTTTCTTGCGTCTACAATTTTTCTGCCAATCGTCATGCTAAACTCCTCCTCTTTTTACCTGCTAAACGTTGCTCCTCGAACCAGGTAAGCAAGAATGCTTCTGCCTCTTTCGCTGGGTAATACCACTTGGACCCGATCTTGTGCTTCGGAAAGCGTGGATCATAAAAGAAATTTTCTTGGATTGTGTTCCAGCTCATACATACACGTCGCTTCAATTCCGATGTGTCCCAGAGCACAAGATCTTTACTTGCTTTAGTCAGCTTCTTTTGGACTTCCTCACGATAAATCTCCATCAGGGCTGCTTTATCTACTGAAACTGATATCATCTTCATCCCTCCTCTTTGTACGAAACCTCATATTTTGAAAGTACGAGTAAAAAGTTATGATTAAATTAAGCTTCACAATAATCTGGAAACAAAATTTCATATGGTAAATCAAAAAGCACTTCAAGTCCGATGGAAACATCAGCATTCGGCTTCATTCGGCCATTCTCGATATGTGAAATTGTTGCTATCGAAACACCGAGCGCGGTAGCAACATCCGATTGATTCATCTTTCTTTTCTTGCGTTCAAAAATGAGACGTTCAAGCTTAGCACTTTTACATTGCTCCATTCAGTGCTTGGAGCTTTAGCCTTTTTGGCATTTCGTTTAGCGATTGGCATTTAGATCACCTCCTTAGCTAACTTCTTTCGTTGCTGATTCAGCAACGTTTCGAGTAAAAAAATCTGTGATCTTACACTTCAAGGAATCAGCCAATAAAGGTAGTTGATCTGCTTTAAAAGCATATTGACCAACTTCATATTTGTAATAGGTCGAAGCATTCTTCATTCCCATAAAATCGGCCATTTCTTGAAAAGTTAAACCCATTTTAGTACGTTTGGCTTTAATAAATTCTAAGTTCAGAGCTTCCATCTATATCACCTCCTCCATTGCCGTTTTAGCAATGTTGTTAATCTCATAATACGTTGCTAAATAAGAAATATAAACATATAAATTTCTATTTTAGCAATAAAAGTTTTTCTGTATTAGAAACGTGATAAAATAATATTGCTGATATAGAAAGTTGGTGATTGCCAAGTGATTGGCGAAAGAATCATTAAGTTAAGAGAAAAAAGAGGCTGGAACCAACGTGAACTAGCAAACAGAGCCGGCTTAAACTTTAGTGTAATGAACCGCATTGAGACCGGAAAAAGAACGGTAACTGATCAGGAAATCACTGTTTTTGCTGACCTCTTTGACGTTTCTACAGATTATCTTTTAGGTCGTAATGAAAAGCCCTTAAGTGATTTGGCCACTGATGAAAAAGAAATGATGGAATTCTTCAATAATCCAGATCTAAGCCTCTTTTTCAAAGAGATGAAAGAAGCACCTGAGGACCAGCTGGAGGAAATGCGGCAGATTTGGGAAGTTATCAAAAAACGAGGACTAAATAAATAA